CTTAAAACCATCCGCCAAACCGCGGCGACGGGAATTCTCCCGGAATATCGGATCAGGCTCATGGTCGCAGCGGGGACTTGCCCAGGAATCAAAGTCGGGAACCGATTCATGGTCAATGTCACCGCGCTTGCGGAACAGCTTGATCGCATGAGCCGTGAACCGAGGGAGCAGTGACTTATGGCGAGGCCGAAGCAAGAAACGCTCACGCTATTCCCGGAAATTGTGAGTATTACCCGAAAATTTTCAGACGCGCAGTTTGGGGCGCTGATGCGTGCAGTGTTTGCGTATCGGTTCGGAGGGGAAACTTATTCCGGGGATGACCCAGCCGTTGACGTGGCATTCCAAACCGTGGCAGGGCAGATAGACCGCTATATTGAGATCTGCAAGGGAAATTCCCAGAACGCAAAAGGCCGCGAGCGTGAGCAAAACGAAGCGGAATGTAGCGAAACTAAACAGAATCCCCCTCCTATCCATTCCATGTCCTATCCTAATCCTATTCCAAAGGATGTGGCGGACAAGCCGCCCACACGCAAGCGGTTTGTTCCTCCGACGGTTCCGATGGTGGCGGCCTACTGTGAGGAAAAGGGCTATCATGTGGATGCTGAGCGGTTTGTAAGCTACTACGAGGCCATAGGCTGGAAGGTAGGGCGGAACCCGATGAAGTCATGGCAAGCAGCTGTCCGAACTTGGGCAAGCAAGGGAAAGTCAACTGTGGCCCCCGCCGCGCTGGAACATTGCGGCTACACCCTCGCGCCGCTGGAAGATCCATTCGAGGCGGCCGTGAGGGGAAGGGGGGCTTAAAATGTTCGATTTTGCAACGGCGGAATACAGCGCCGTCGGCTGCTTCCTGATTGATTCCCGCTGCCTGCCTACAATTAGGGAACGCATTAGTACCCCGGAGGCGTTCGCAAGTGAACCGTGCCGAAAGGCCTTTACAGCGGCTTGCAAGTTGGCGGATAACGGCAAGCCAGTTGACCCCGTGACTGTAGGGCGAGAGGCCGGTTTGGACAACGCTTTCCTCGTGGACTGCATGAACACCGTTCCATCCTGCAACGGGGCGGAGGCATACGCCCAGACCGTCACAGAGGGCTTTCGGAGGCGGCAGCTGCGGGAGCTGGGCGACAAGCTACAGGCCGATTCTCTGTCACTGGGGGCGGACACGACCCAGCTCCTGGCAGATGCACGGGCGGCGTTGGACGGCTTGTCTGAAACATCGGGAAGCAATGCGGCAAGTTCGTCATTTGACAGCCTACGGGATTTCCTGGGCTTCAGGGCAGAGGTAAACGAGGGAAAGCGTCAGGCAGTCAAAACGGGCTTTCCGTCCCTCGACGGTATTCTGGGCGGTTTTGCGCGTGGCGGCCTGTATGTCATTGCTGCCCGCCCCGGCGTGGGCAAATCCGCCTTAGGTATTGCTCTGGCCGATATGATAGCGCGGGAAACAACTGTCCTCTATGCCTCCCTTGAAATGTCCGGCGAAGAACTAAACTCCCGCCGCGTGGCGGCATTCTCAACCGCCCCTTGCACCTTCGGGAAGCTCCTTTTCGGCAAGACCACTGAGGCGGAAGATGCTGCCATCATCAACGCCTGTGGTGTGTTGGCAGAGCGGGAATTGCATATTCTGGCCGTCCCAACGCTGACAGTACCGCAACTGGAAATTCAGACGCGGAATGTCCACGCTCAAGTGGTCATGGTAGATTACTTAGGGCTTTTGTCCACCGCAGACAGGCGGGCGAGCGAATACGAGCGCGTCACCCAGGTTTCCGGCGACCTGAAGCGTATGGCCAAACGCATGAATTGTGTGGTTATTGCCCTCTGCCAACTCAACCGTGAAGCCACCACCGCTAGCGTAGATTCCCGCCCCAAACTCTCACAGCTTCGGTCATCCGGTGCAATCGAGCAAGATGCAGACGGCGTTTTGCTCCTGCATCGCCCCGAATACGGACAAAGTGAAACACAACGAAATCCAGCGGAACCGCAGGAATTTTTCATCGACGTGGCTAAAAACAGGCATGGGCGTACTGGTACGGCGGAACTGGCATGGTATGCCCCCGTAAATCGCTTCGTCGACAACGCTGGAAAACGGGAGGTGCGGTCATGGGCTTGATTGAAAAGGCCATTGCCGCCCTACCGCCACCCGCCAAAAGCAAGACAGCACGTTGGCGGCAGTACGAGGACGCAAAGCAACAGCTTGGTAAGCTGGCCGCCACATGTGCCGAATATGAGCAAATCTGCAAAGCCATAGCTTATTGGTATGGGGTGTGAATAGCATGAACGACAAGTTTTCCCGGCAAAAACCGGCCAAAAGCGGAAGGAGGTGGGACTTTGACCCACAAAAAGGAAAGATTACTTGCTGCTCTGTTGACCAGCCGCACGAAGAAAGAAGCGGCCAAAGCGGCAGGTATTTCAGAGCGTACTATGCGCACTTATTTCGATGACCCGGAGTTCCGGGCGGCCTATAAACAGGCCGCCGCCGGAATCATGGACAGCGCAACCCGGCAGCTGCAGCAGAATTTGACCGCTGCAATAGACCGGCTGGGCAAGATCGTGGAGGACGACGAAGAATCCAGTATCACTCAAGTGTCAGCCGCCAGAACCTTGCTTGATTACGCACTGCGGTTCACTGAGTTCAACGACATTCTTAGAGAGCTGGAAAGCACCGAGGGGGAATCCGATGTATTATGACCGATTAAAAAGCCGTGTGAGGGCAAGCAATGCCGCCAGACGGCGGCAGCAGGAAGCAAAAGCCCTGATCGACTGCATCGACGTGAAGCAGCACATAGCGCCTGTATACTACCCCTTACACGAGGATGTCAAGGCAGGGAGACACAGCACATACAACCTCCCCGGCGGGCGCGGTTCCTGCAAATCGTCGTTTGTGTCTGTGGAGATCGTCAGCGGAATCATGCAGGATGGGGAATCAAACGCCATTGTATTCCGTGCCGTGGGAAACACCCTGCGCGATAGCTGCTATTCACAAATCGGCTGGGCAATAGACACGTTGGGCGTTTCTCACCTGTGGCGGGGGCGTGTAAGCCCCATGAGCTATACATATCTCCCCACCGGGCAGGAAATTCTTTTCCGTGGTCTGGACGATGCAAGCAAGCTGAAATCCATCAAACCCCGGCGCGGTACGTTTCGCTATATCTGGTTTGAGGAATTTTCAGAGCTTCCCGGCGCCAACTTCACCCGAAACGTTATGCAGTCTGTCTTGAGAGGCCAGGGCAGCAGCGCAATCGTATTCCGCAGCTTTAACCCTCCCATCAGTGCCAACAACTGGGCGAACGTATTCATACAGGAGCCGGACGAAAAGGCCGTCACACTGCTGACTAACTACACGCAAGTTCCCCCGGAGTGGCTGGGTGAAGCGTTTCTATATGAGGCTGAGCGGCTGAAAGCGCTGAATTACAAGGCATATGAGCATGAATACATGGGCATAGCGACCGGAACAGGCGGCGAGGTATTCCCCAATTTGGAAATCCGGGAGATCACAGACGCAGAAATAAACGAGATGGGCTATATCTTCATGGGGCTTGACTTCGGTTTCGCGGTTGACCCTTGCGCCTGTATGCGTGTGGCCTATGACCGAAAGACCGACACCGTTTATTTTCTGGATGAAATTTATGAACGGCACTGGTCAAACAGGCAGATCGCCGCCGAGATCAAGCGCCGCCACTACGACAGGAGCCAGGAAGTAAGCTATGCCTATTATGTGGGCGAGTATACGGAGCAGTACACCATTACCGCCGATTGCGCGAAGCCTAAGAGTATCGCCGACATTCAGGCCGAGGGGATCAAGTGCATACCATGCAGGAAATTCCCCGGGTGTGTGGAATACCCCGTGAAATGGTTACAGCACCGCCGCATTGTCATTGACCCGAAGCGAACCCCCGAAGCATACCGGGAGTTTGTAAACTACAGTTATGCCACGGATAAGGATGGAAACTTTCTTTCCGTTCTCCCGGATAAGGATAACCACACGATCGACGCCGTTGCCTATGCTCTTGACCGTGTGATTTACAAAAAGGGCGTTTCCGCATAGGGAAGGGGGTGAAAATATGGGCTATTTACGAATCAAATGCCACTACTGCGGCGGCATTTGGGCGGTTTACCGCCGGGACATTCGATATGGCAAGGCCAGAGAATGCCCGCACTGTTCCCACGCGATTGATGAACAGACGTGGAACAAGCAGATCATCCCCGCTTACTGCGCCATGTATGACGCAAATCTTGAACTGCTGAAAGATCATACAGGATACCACACCCCGCTTTTTGAGGTGAGCTATGAATCAGCTACTTTGTTCAAGGATTCAGAAGGTAAAAAGACGGTTTTCCACGAAGACGATTGATAAGGAGGTGTAAAAATGTCTATTTTTGATCAATACCCGGAAGTTGACAGCAACGGCCAGCGGTTCAGATGGATGGGGGAAGCTTGCAAAGAATATATGCCGATGGTTCATACCACATTCGGAACTGTACCGATGGGGACAGAATCGCCAACCCACAGTTATGAACCAGCGCCCCGCCGGAAGTCCTGCCCATTTTCAACGGCCATAGACCCCGTTTGCCGGGGTGATGACTGCGCCTTTATGAGCGGGGACAGATGCAGGCCAGGAACGGCACAGACCGGGAAACGTTGCCCCCTATCCGGCGGGATGGCCTGCGGCAATAACTGTATGATGTACGACAATGGGAGTTGCACCCTATTTGCAACAGAAAGGACTACGAAATGAGCCAGTATAACCACTTTGCAAAAGACCTTGACACCGCTTTCAAGGAGGCACGGGAAAAATACACCGCCGCGTATAACGCAGTAGAGCAGGCACGAAAGGCCATGCAGGACGCGGGAACGGACGCGATGAAAAAGCAGATTGTCACGCTCCAGCTCCAAGATGCAGAAACAAACCTGCGCAAAGAAGCGGTTCGCATCTGGGCGGAGTTCGACGCGAAGGCCGCAGACCTCCGCCGCGCACTGGAAAAGGAAGTGCAGACGAGCAACCTTGCCGACCCCTCCGCTATTGACAATAACGCGCTTGAGCTGATGAAAACCGGCATTCTGACGGTAGATGATTATTTCGGCTTTGCGGACAGATACGACAAGAACCCGACTATGTTAAAGCTGATCGGCCACTATGCGAAGGAAGCGGCGGACAACGCAGACAGGGTTGCATTATTCTGCCTTGCGCGAGACTGCGCTAGAGGCATGGGAACAACCTTGAGGGCGTGGGATAAGATTATCGGCGTTGCCAACTATTGCAGCGGGCGGGGCGGCAACGGTCAGCGGCGCGATTCTCCCGGCGTAACGCTCAGCATGGGCGAATGGTGGGAGCAGCTTTCCGGTGATTTCGTCGAGAGTTTCTAAGCGGCAGCTCCAACAGAGAACCGCCGCATGGCGGCATTATCTCCGTGGACAAGCTCAGAGGGGCGAAGCACTGACCCTATGCGTTTTTCCACAGCAAAACAAAATCCCGGCGCGAAGGACTGCGGCGGGTCGCAGATAAAGGATTTTCTGCGGATTGTGCCGGGGGCTGCAAATGCCCCCGGCTGGGAGGGTGAGCATTGTCAAACGAAGAATTAGCCATTGCCATCCGGCAGGGTGACCAGGGGCGCACGCTGGAGCTGTGGGAACAGGTAAACGGCCTTGTGAAACGAAAAGCCATGCAAATCATGACCGCCCTGCAGCTCAGCGGCAACCCCCGGGGCGTGGAATTTGACGACCTGTACCAGACCGGCTATCTGGCTATGGTGGCGGCGGTGGAGACCTACAGCCCGGAGCGCGGCGCTTTTTCCACATGGTTCATGTTCCATCTGAAAACTGCATTTTCAGAGGCTACCGGCTACCGCACGAAAAACGGCAGGTGTGAGCCGTTGGATACCGCTGCGAGCCTTGACCGGCCTGTACAGCCTGACGAGCCGGACGGCGGCACTCTGGGCGAACTTGTCCCAGACAGCAGGGCGGCAGATGCAATAGAGAACGTGGAAGAATCTGTATACCACGAGCAGCTCCATAAGGCCATAGAAGGCGCTATAAGCGAACTTTCCCCGGATAATGCGCAGGTATTACGCTTGCGGTATTGGGGCGATATGACGCTATCTGCTGTCGGGGAGGTCATGGGCAAAAGCCCGGAGCGAACGCGGCAGATGGAAAACAAGGGAATCCGGGAACTGCGCAAGTCCAAAACCCTGCATCGCTTTCTTGACTTTGATATGTACCGCGGTACGGGGCTGGGGG